CCGGTTGAGGTGGAAGACACGCATGCCCTCCTCCCCGATGTAGATCATGCAGTTACCGGAAACGATCAGGTGCAGCAGTGCTTCATGCAGCACCACGCGATCGTTGCTGGCTTCAATCTCACGCAGCACCAAGCGCTCAACTTTGCTCAGCGCCTCCTCCATCCCGGTGCGAGCCTCCGGGCCAATACCTTGAGATGCCAGTTCTCCCTCATCCAGCGAGAAGCGAAAGAACTGTTGGGTTGGCGGTAGGAGTGCAAGAAGCATCCGACTAGCCAGGTTGAGACAACCACGAGCGCCAATGCCATTCCAAGGAACTGGATACGCCTCATTCGTATTTGGCGTTGGTTCATTTGCAGTCGGAATCAAATACGGCAACGTCAGCCGTGAGGATGCACGCGCACGACTCAAGAAGTAGTCGCGAGTGCCTTGGAGATCGCCGTAGCGGGCTTGTGCTGTCTTTTCCATGTCAGGCAGAGATGTTGAGGCCGCTACCGGCACTACGGGCAATAGAGCCCAGGTTCAAACCGCTCTTGGTGCGCGGCTTCTTCTTCTTGGCCTTGCTCTGAGCACTGATGCGAGCACTAGATGCTGCGTTGTTCTGACCAAGGATCTGCAACGACCGCCTGGCCGCGGTGTCGGCAGAGCGAATGTTGCGCAACTCCCGACGCTGAGCTGTTGCATTGGCCTGTGCAGTGCGTGCGTTAGACAATGCCTGCGCCTGGGCGGCAGCGCGTGCTTGAGCCGCTTCCTGGGCCCTGCGAGCAGCGTCTCTAGCCGCAGCAGCACGAGCAGCGGCGCCAGCATCGCTATTGGAGTTAGCAATGTTTTGGTTGATGTAGACGCCAGGTGCGATCTGTACCCAAGCCATGGTCAGACTCCGATGTTGAGGCCAGCGCCTGCAGTGGATTTGACTCCACCAGAGGCGATCTTCAACGTGGACTTGGCTTTCTCCGATTCCTTGGAGCCAGCGGTCGTCAATACGTCGTCTGTGAACTCACCCTCTTGAGTTGAGGTGACATAAGCACTGGCATCAGCTGCAGCCTGCGCTGCTTCCTGTGCAGCTAGGTCTGCCTCGTATTCGGCTTGCATCCGCTCGGTGTCGGCAGTGATGCCAGCAATTTGGGAAGCAACTTGGCTTTGGTAGGCCTGGGATTGCGCTGCCTGCTGCGCTTGGAACTGCGCCATCGCTTGCTGAGCTGCAAACGGGTCAGGCCCTGGTGCTTGTTCAACCCGAGGGGCTTGGGTGCTGCCGCCGAAACACATGATCAAACTCCAGTGATGTTGAGACCGCTGCCTGCAACAGCGTTACGACCAATCCGCAAGGCCTTCTTGCCTTCTGCTCCAGCGCCATAGCGATCTTTGTCGCCAACTTTGGGAGCCTCTGCTGATTTCTCAGGTGGTGGCGGCCCAATCAGCTGTGACATGCGCATGGCCTGTTCATTTACAGCGATCTGGTCATTTGCCAGTGCTGTCTTCTTATCTGCCAGCTCTTGATAGGCACGTTGCTGGTCGGCGATTGCTGCTTGCAGCGATTGCTGCGCCTGCATCATTCCGTTGTTCATCGTGCTTTGGATTGCAGCACGTTGAGTAGCCAGCATCTGGTCATACGCGCCCGTATTGGGTTGCGTAATGACAGCCTGGCTTCCTCCTCCACCGCCCATGCACATCAGACCACCCCCTGGATTCGATAATCCATGTTGAGTTCCTGCTGTCGCTCGAACAAATCGACGAGATGACGAACAACAGCAGCCTGGCCTGCTTTGAACCAGACCTCCTCCATCACCATTCCCGGATTCGGGGCACGGTCTGGATACAACGCCTGCAGATGAACAATCAACCGCTGATCCAAAGCAGGAAGCGATCGGACTTCATCAGGCCAATCACGACCTCTTGGGAAAATCTTTCCCTCTAGCTCAGCGCCAGGTTTCATTACGGCGTTGTAGATAGGCCTAGCGTATCTCTGTTCTTCTTAACGACACAGCCCCCAGCTCACAGCTACTAAGGGAGTGTGTCTCATATGTCTCATGAGCAATTCGCTGGATAAGCTCTCCCAGATCCACGACCTCGTAATTGAGCAAGTCCTGGAAGACCTCCAGAACGGAGATCGCAAGGCCCGTGCAGAAGCTATGGCCCTGCTGAAGCAGAACAATATTCAGGCCACTGCTGGTGGCGACACGATGCTGAGCAAGCTGGCCGGCAAGCTGGACTTCTCCGCCATGGCTGACCGGGTGGTGGAGTTCAAGAAGCCCCCGGTGCTTACGCCCCCACCGACAGCCGCTTGACCCCGCCATGGACGGGCCCTGATGTCTTCGGGGCCCTCCAGCCAAGCGCTAGGCAATCAATATCTGCTTCTGTCCCCTGAAGCCAGCTGGCAACTGCCTCCTCGCGCAGTGCATCAGCACGACTGAGTTGTTGCCGCATCTGATCCTGGGCTGCGGCCTCAACAAAGAACGCGACAGCGATGGCCAACGCATCAATGCGGTCATCAAACGACAAACAACCCTTTTCTTCTGTCAGGCGGCTCATCTGCCAGAACAGCGACCTGGAATACCCATGCTCTGGGTCTTCATCGAGCATGCGGTAGTCCTGACGAATCACGCGGCTGGTCACCACCAGGCGGTGCTGCTGAATAAGCGGTGCGAGCGTGTCACAGAGCCTGGTCTCTTTGCGAATGGAGTGCTTGACCTCTTCGATGGTGCAAGGGTGCTCCCGGAGCATGTGGGGCTTGAGTAGAGCCGTGAACATGCCGTCGCCCATGTTGGCTTCAGCCACCACGTAGTTCACATTCCACTTCTTTGCGACCTTTGCGAGGTGCTGGAGCACTTCATCTGCATAGCCCAGGGTCGATCCACCCGATTCCAGAACAAAGAGATTTCCGTTGAGTTCAGCCACGACGGCCCAAGCCAACTCATCGCGACCTCGACCTGCAGGGTCAACTGCCAACACGCAGCGCCAGGTTTCATCCCTGGTGATCCAGCCGTTTTGAAATATTGGTTTGTGATAGTGATTGTCAGCCCCCATGCCGACACACACCAGCTCCTGTAACCGACAATCCGGCTGGTTTGACCAAACAACGGTTTCAGGTAATGCAGTCCCATCAATATCCATAACGACCAGATCACCCAATCTGATCGGGAAGCGATCAAGTGTTGCTAGGCGAGTGTTGAGCTGAAACTGGAGTAGAAAACTACTCTTAGTCATCGATGCCTGCCTTTGCAGGATGTCCTCGTGGCTAAATCGTTCTGGGTCAGTCGGTTCGCCTATAAGCGCTGGGTCCGCAAGAACCTGGCTCTCGATGTCGGGATCAAGGTTGCCGTCATAGCAATCTCTTTCCTCTGGATACAAAGCAGGCCAATACCGGCTTTTGTAACCACGTTCTCGGACCAAACGCAGATAAATCGACGTTTCGGTGTGTGGGGTTCCGAGATAGAGGATCTTGCGTGGAAGCAGCTGGCCCTCATCGGGCTTCAGGATGCTCTCCATCTCGGTAACGGCGTGGGCAACTCGCTCTTGCTTGAGTTGCGTGATGACGTTGGCCAGGGTTTCTATGTCATCCAAGATCGCGCAGGTACAGCGCTGGCCTGTTGTCTGACCCATGACGCCCATAGACCGGACGCTGGGGCTCTGCTCAACCATGCAGGGGCCAACATCAAATGCGACGTTGGAGAACCTGTTCTCCGGGCCGGGCAGTAAGCAATTCAGTACGTCGATCTCGCTCATGCAGCGCAGCATGAACGACGAGAAGTCAGTCGCTTTCACTGCGGTGGCCGACACAATCATGATCTTCTCGTTTGGATCCATGCGCAGCCGCCACAGCGCATAGAACGAGGCCAGGATTGATTTACCAAGACCCCGAAACGCAACCGTCAGGCTGCGATCAGGGCCATGCTGCATCCAGTTCGCGACAGCGCACTGTTGATGAGTTGGTTGATCCGCTAACCCGAGCTCTCTTAAGCAGTACGCCGTGAAATAGACGAACTCATTAAGTGGCTCGGGCAGCTCGTGCCAGTCATGCCTCATTACTGGCCGGTGTAAGTACCGACCAGCTCGTTGGATTCAGCAACCAGGGTGGTGCCATTCCAAGCCTTCACCTGCACCCGATAGGTGTGGCTGCCTGACGGAGGAGCAAGAGGTTCAAAGCCATTACTAAAGGCCATGCCCTGACCACCACTGGTAGAACCATGTGTTGCGCCACCAGGCAGGTTGTTGTCATCACCAAAGGTGAGTCGACCAATCGTGACGTTGGTATCGGTGGTCTCCATGATCCCGTTGCCACCGTTCTGACCATCAGGTGTGGCGCGGACATTCCAATGACGGTATTGACCGCCAGTTGGATCAGTCGCGTCGTCATCAGTCATCAACAGGCTGTAACCCGTGATGGTGCCGGCATTAGCCAATACCCAAGTCAACTCTGGGTTCTGCAGGCTGCCGGTGAAAGCAGAGCCAACCGAGGCATCCCAAGCACCATTGGTCAGCTGTGCGCTGCTGAGGGTCAAGGAGATAGCCGCGGCTGTCACGGTCATCGATGCAGAACCAGCCTGGCTGTTAGTGCCATCGCTCATGGTGCAAGTGACCGTGAACGACCCAGCAGCGCTGAAGGTCACATCAGCTGAGGTGCCATCAGCATTTGGTGTGATCGTTGCTCCGTCATCAGTGCTGGTCCAGGTACGACTGGTGACTGTTGCAGTGCCAGCGTTAGTGGCAGAGAAGCTGGTCTGAACACCTGCCTGGATGGTGTCTAGGCCATCGTCATTGGTGACTGTGACCGCGCCAATGACTGGTGCATTGCTGACCTGAACATTCAGGGTGCCAGTTCCAGCAGGACCGCCGGCATCCTCTGAAGTTGCTGTTGCTGTGACCGTACGCAGGCCATTGCTACTCCAGGTAACCGTGCCACCGTCAAAGGTCTCGCCCGGTGCTGAGAACACATATTCGACATCATCTGCAGAGCCCTGGTTCTCTGCGGTGTAGGTCTTCTCCTCACCAACCGTTGCGGTGGTGTCACCAGAAACAGTCACATCACCAATCGTGACGAACACGCTTTGGTTGATCGTTGCTTCCTGCGGCGAATCCTCAACACCAGCGTCATCAGAGCTGACTGTGCACTTAACGCTGTAAGTGCCGGGCTTCAGGTAAGTGACGACACAGGTCTCACTTGCCAGGCCACCAGTAATGGTCCGGTCTTGGGCAGTACCGCCAATCTCCCAAGCAAACGTCTTGTTCTCGGCACTACCGGTCGAACTGCCGGTGTAAGTCACCTCAACATCAGCTTCGACGTTGGAGGTGTTGGGATCCCGCGTAATCCGGACATTGCCAACCCGGACGCCAGTGCCATCCCAGTCCTGGATATAACCATCGAAATCATGTCGTTCGGCGACACGATCAAGTTGGTCTTCTGTCAGTACGCAAGGGATACCAGCCCCAAGCTTGAACCGCGTGAAGTTGGGAACGTAATAGCCCATTGCATTACGACGTTGTAACCCCAGGTTGCCACAAAAAAAACGACCCGCGCAGACACATCTGCAGCAGGCCGTCCACGACAACAAGCAAAGGCTACTTGCCCTTCTTGCCTCCTCCACACATCCCCTTCCCACCTTTGACCTTGGCCATAGCCATCTGAGCAATGCGGTCCTGTTCTAGCCAGGCATCTCGCTCCTTCTCAAGCCACCCCCGATACAACCCTGTGTAAAGCCCATTACGACGGCACTGGTTGCGATAGAGCAGATCCAAGAACGCCGCACGCTTCTCATTCTCTCGAACCCACTCTTTGCCCATAGAAACCATTGGGTAAAAGCTCTCCAACCCCGCAGGTATCCAGTCTGGCGTTCCTCAACCCCTCGTGGAAGCCATCGAGCCAATCATCATCAAACGACGAAATCTCACAGCCCTGATACCCAGACCAATAGCCCTGCACCCATTGGCCGTCGCTGTCCTTAAGCCAGCTAAGCGACACAGGCCTCAGGGACCGAATCCCTTGCGCTCATGTCTTCCCACTGCGCATAGCGCCGCTCCTTGACCTTCCAGCCCCCTGACAGGCATACGTCGGGGTTGAGCAT